CCTGTAGAATTTATGGAAGGGGGACAAATAAAAAAGATGGAGGTATCATCTATGAAATATAAAAAGATAAAAGGGTTTGAGAGGTATTCAATAAGCAATAAAGGTGATGTAATAAATAACATTACTGGCAATAAAATTAGCCAAAGGCTATCTAGTAATGGGTATTATAGGTTTAATGTAAGGCGAGGGGATAAGGAGTATGAGAAACCGACTACTTTATACACTCATAGAGTGGTAGCAGAACACTTCATACCCAATCCAGAAAACAAGCCAGAGGTGAACCATATAAACGGCAATAAAAAAGATAACAGAGTAGAAAATTTAGAATGGGTAACGAGCAGGGAAAACACACTGCACGCAATAGAAAAAGGCTTGATAGTGATAGATGTGGATAAGTTTTTAAAGAACACCAACAGCCCGGAGGCTTTAAAGAAGCTCCGAGAAACTCACAGCACTCACGAAATGAAAGAATTAAAAAGAAAAATAAACAAGGCTACTGGAGTTACAAAGGATATAATGCAGTATACCAAAGATGGAGAATTTATAAAGAAATATGACAATGCCCATGAGGCAGCAAGGCATTTATTCCCTGATGATTATAAATATAAAGACAGGTTAATTTCAAGATGTGCAAGAGGACAAGTAAAAACAGCTTATGGTTACAAGTGGGAATATGCAGAATAATGGGGAGGTGATTATGCCTCTATGGAACAACTTTTACTTTCAAAAAAATATAAAGCGTTTTTAAAACATGATGCACCAGTTGAGTTCCTAGAGGGTACTTAACTACATTCGCTGGAAAAACTACTGTTGGTATAGTTAAGTTTATGCTAAAAGTAGCAGATAGTCCAAAGAAGTTACATGTCCTATCTGGACTAGACCTAGGGACCATAGAGAAAAATATAATCAACAAAGACTTAGGAATTATAGATATATTTGGCAGCTTAGTAGAATACAACGCAAGTGGTAGAGGAGAACACTCATTGCCACATATTGTTTATCAAACACCTAGAGGAGTTAAGATAATTTATGTATTAGGTTATGACAATAAATCCAGATGGAAAAAGGCGCTGGGCGGGCAATACGGTTGCGTTTATATAGATGAGATTAACATAGCAGATATGAACTATGTAAGGGAAATAAGTATGAGATGTGACTATTTATTAGGCACACTTAACCCTGATGATCCAAGCTTACCAATTTATAAAGAATATATTAATCATAGTAGGCCACTTCCTGAATATAAAGCAGATGCTCCAGCAGAATTGAATAATATGTTAGATGAAGAGCCAAAACCCGGCTGGGTGCACTGGTTCTTTTCTTTTGAGCATAATCTGGGGCTTACGGAAGAAAAACTAAAACAGATTATAACCAACGTCCCTAAGGGAACTAAGCTGTATAAAAATAAGATACAAGGTCTAAGGGGTAGGGCGACAGGGTTAATATTCCCGAACTTTAGCAGGAAAAACAATGTTAGGTCCATAGATTGGCTTAAAAAGAGGATGGCTGATAAAAAGGACTTGCTTAAGTTTGAAATATTCTCATGCGGTGTAGATACAGCCTATTCTCAGGAGAGTCCTGATACTATCGCTTTTATATTCCAAGGCATAACTGATAAGGGCCAGCTTATAATCCTTGATGAAGAGGTATACAACAATGCTAATTTAGATATACCACTAGCACCAAGCGATATCCCTCCGAGGTTGGTAGCCTTCTTAGAAAGAAATAGGCAGAAGTGGGGATTTGCTAGGGATGTATTCATAGACAATGCGGACCAGGCGACCATAACTGAACTAAAGAAATATAAAAGGCAACATGGAAGTGTTTATAACTTCCTTAATGCTTATAAAAAGATACAAGTAATAGATAGAATCCATTTAATGCTTGGTTGGCTTAATGTTAATGAAACTAAGTCAGAAGCTGATTATATAGTAATGGACCATTGCAAAGAACATATTAGAGAATTAGAAAATTATAGCTGGAAAGAGGATAAGTATGAACCTGAGGACAGGAATGATCATACAATTAATTCTTCACAATATGGATGGATGCCATTTAGGACTAAGATAGGAGTAGGAGGCTAAATTATGGGATTAAAAGAGGTGATTAAAAATATGATAATGAAAGCATTAAACATAATCCCAGCAGAGGACAATCAAATAAGTATTAGGGAGCCTTTATCCCATAATATGAACGTATTAAGAAATAGAATATGGTATCGTGGAGACCCTTCAGAGCTGGACCAATTTTTTAAACAAACAGCAACAGATGATGTAGGCAAGAGCAGATTTTGGGCAGCAGTACCATCAGCAGACTCAAGCATAAGAAAATTCCATAGTGGTTTGCCCGGGGAAATAATAGATAAGCTTGTTGATATAGTTGTTGCTGATTTGGATGGTATAAGTCTAGAAAATGAAGAGAATCAAAAGTTGTGGGATGAAATAGCTAAAGACAATAAATTTACTGATGAATTACTTGGAGAAGCAATACAAAAAACTTTGGTTGATGGAGATGGAACCTTTAAATTAAGCGTTGATACAGAGATTACAGAATATCCGATTATTGAATTTTACAGCGGTACTGATGTTGACTATAGGTATAAAAGAGGTAGGCTACAGGAAGTTATATTTTACGCATATTACACTCATGAAAAAGAAACCTATAGGCTAGAAGAAATTTATGGCAAGGGTTATATAGACTATAAGCTATATGATAAATATGATAAAGAAGTACCTTTGTCCAAGGTGCCTGAAATAGCACACTTAAGTAAAGTTACTTATGCTGGAAATTTCATAATGGCAGTGCCGATGAAGTTTTTTAAATCTCCAAAGTTTGAGAACAGGGGTAATTCTATATTTGAACGTAAGAGTGATAACTTTGATGCACTAGACGAAGTCATAAGTCAATGGATAGATGCAATTAGGGCAGGGAGAGTAAAGAACTATATCCCTGAGGACTTGGTACCAAAACATCCTGAAACAGGTCATGCAATGAGACCTAACCCTTTTGATAATCAGTTTATTAAAATTGGTTCATCAATGAAAGAGGATTCTAAAGACCAGATAGACCAGATACAGGCTAATATAAACTATGAAGCTTTTGTTGAGTCCTACGCAAACACTTTGGATATGTGTCTACAAGGAATTATATCACCAAGCACCTTAGGTATAGATTTAAAGAAAACCGATAATGCAGAAGCTCAAAGAGAAAAAGAAAAAACTACATTATACACTAGAGGGAAGATAATTGATACCTTAAACGAAGCTATTCCTTTGCTAGTAGATACAACACTCAAAGTATATGACAATATGAAGAAGAGGGCTCCTAAAGACTATGAAGTAAGCGTTACATTTGGAGAATATGCAAGCCCTGACTTTGGTAGTATTGTAGAAGTAGTAGGTAAAGCAAAATCATACGGCATAATGTCCCTTGAGCAATGTATTGAAGAACTCTATGGAGATACGTGGACAGACGAAGAAAAGGCACTAGAAGTGCAAAGGATAAGGCAAGGTGATACTGTAATAGATGAACCTGCTGCTAATATTGATGGCTTGGAAAAAGATGAAGAAGAAACGGATGTAAAAGGAAGTGAAGAAGATGAAGAAAAAACGGGCATAGAAGGAAGTGAAGAAGATGAAGTATAGAAAAAAACCGGTTGTAATTGAGGCAGTACAATTCAATGGAAGAAATTCAGCAGATATTCATGAATTTTGTGGTGATAAAGTACGAGAACCAGTTGGTAAAGATTATCTTGAAATAGAGACGTTAGAGGGCATTCATATTGCAAGGCCCGGTGACTACATTATTAAAGGTATAAAGGGTGAATTTTATCCTTGTAAGCCTGATATTTTCCAAGCTACATATGAAGAAGTGATAGAAGATGAAGAATAGAAATGACAGGGATAAGGCTTATGATATTCGCAAGATATATGAGCAAATGGAACTTGACTTAATTAAGTCCATGAAAAGAAATCTAGAAAGACATAAAGAAGAAGAATTGAAGGTTGGCTTTAAGTTTGAACAGTGGCAATTAGCGAAATTAAGAGATTTAGAAAGATTTAGAAAAGAAAATCAACAGATTATAGGTAAATATGACAAAGAAATAGAAGAACTTATATCCTTCACGTTGGTAGATACCTATAGAAAGGCCCAGGATAATGTAAATGAATTTATTAAAGAAATTAAAAATAAGTATGTAGACAACGTATTTGTAAGATTACCGGGTGATTTAGAACCTATACTTCCACCTATAGAAAGTGAATCTATGGGAGATATGGTTGAGGAAGTAATAGAGAACGTAAGGATATGGCAAGAGGCTCCTACACCTAGAGATGAAGTATTTTTTAGGATGAATGATGATAAATTTAATGCATTAATTGAAACTGTAGAAAAAGACTTTAAAAATGCTAATGCAGCAGTATTAAGAAAGATGGATGATGTATATAGGCAAACCATATTCAGGGCACAGGTACACTATAATACTGGTACAGTTTCATTGGGCCAAGCTATAGATATGGCAACTAAGGATTTTCTTGAAAAGGGAATAGATGCTATAACCTATTCAGATGGCAAAAAAGTCAATATTGCTAGTTATGCAGAAATGGCCCTGAGGACAGCAAACCACAGAGCTTATTTAATGGGAGAGGGTAAGAAAAGGCAAGAGATGGGTTTGTATTTGGTAGTAGTGTCAGCCCATGCTACAGCTTGTGAATTATGTGTTCCATGGCAAGGGGAGATAATTATAGATGATGTCTATGGTGGTGGAAGTAAAGAAGTTGGGAATTATCCTCTATTAAGTACTGCTATGGAAGAGGGTTTAATGCATCCTAATTGTCGCCATAACTTAAGTACTTACTTCCCGGGTATAACTACATTACCTAAAGTACCGGAAAAAGAAAAAGCTTTACAAAACTATAAATATGAACAGCAACAAAGATACATTGAAAGACAGATAAGGAAATATAAGAGATTAGCAGAAGGGTCTGTTGATGAAGAAAACCGAAAAAAATATAATGCTAAAGTTAGAGAATGGCAAGGAATAATGAGGGAATTCTTAAAAGAGAATCCACAGCTAAGACGAGCCTATAGGAGAGAAAAAATATATTAGGGGGGGATGACATGGCTACAGCTACACAGGTAACATTGATTATATGTATGACTTTAATAATACTATCATTGATTAATAGAAAAGGAGGGAAATAATAATGAATTTTGGCCAAGCAATAGAGAAGTTAAAAGAAGGCAAGAAGGTAGCAAGAAAAGGCTGGAATGGTAAAGGTATGTGGATAAGAATACAAGTACCAACTGAAAAGAGTAAAATGACATTACCTTATATCTATATGAAAACAGCTGATGATAATTTAGTACCTTGGTTAGCTAGTCAAACTGATATATTGGCTGAGGACTGGAAAATAGTTAATTAAATATAAGTTATCAATTAAGACCAAATAAGGTTTTTTATTTTACTCTTTTTTAGTATTTGTAGAGTATAAAAAACAAAGAACTCTAACTGGCACTGACCAGTATAAAAAAGTATTGAGTAATAAGGAGGAATAATAATGGAATGGATAAAAGCATTAATTGAAAAACACACAAAAGACGGTCAATTAGACCAAGAGGAATTAATTAAGGACATTAATAAAGAGTTTCCAAAGTATGCAGTGCCTAAGGACCAGTACAATGCAGTGGCAGAAGCAAAGAAAAAACTTGAAAAAGACATAGCAGAAAGAGATAATCAACTAGAAGAATTGAAGAAAATTGATGCGGATGGTTTAAAAGCAGAAATTGAAAGACTTCAACAAGAGAACAAAGCCGCTAAAGAGGCATATGAAAATGAGTTAAAAGAAATTCAGCTTAACAATGCCATTAAGCTAGCCATAAATGGCAAGGTTCATGATGAGGATATAGTATCTCAATTAATAAAGAAGGATGAACTTGTATTAAGTGAAGATGGCAAAGTTATTGGACTTGATGAACAAATCAACTCACTTAAAGAGACTAAGGGCTTCTTGTTTATAGAAGAAAAGCAAGATAAGCAGGAAGAACAACCAGGCTTTCAGAAGGTGGGTAATGAACAACCTAACAATCAACAAACAATGGATGATGCAATAGCAGCTGCATTTGGAAACACAGAAAAATAAAGAAAGGATGATAATTAATGAGTATTAATTATGCTGAAAGATTTGAAAGACAAATACAACAGCAATTTGCGAGGGAACTAACTTCCTCTGCATTAGATATTAACAAACAGTATTCTTTTATAGATGCTAAAACTATAAAAGTACCTACTATTACTCTATCGGGATACAAAAACCATGCAAGAGATGGATCCAAAAATAGAGGAACTGTTAACAATACTTATCAAACTATGACTCTTACTCATGATAGGGATATAGAATTCTTTGTGGATGAAATGGATGTAGATGAAACAAACCAAGTATTATCTGCAGCAAATATCACAGCAGTATTCAACCAAGAACATGCTATACCAGAATTAGACGCATACAGATACAGCAAGTTATATTCTGAATATGTAGCTTTAGGAGGAACACCAAACACTACTGTACTATCCGAGCATAATATATTATCTGTATTCGATAATATGATGGAAGAAATGGATGAGGCATCCGTTCCTCAAAGTGGTAGGATACTATACGTTACACCAAAGATATATACAATGATTAAAAATGCAGAACAGATTCAAAGAGTATTAGACGTAACAGGTGGAGCTGCTAATGTAAACAGAAACGTAAGAAGTTTAGATGAAGTATCCATAGTTACTGTACCATCAGACAGGATGAAAACTTTATATGACTTTTCAGAAGGATTTGTACCTGGAAATGGAGCAAAACAGATTAGAATGATATTAGTACATCCATCATCTGTACTTGCACCTGTGAAAGTCGCTGATGTGTACCTATGGAACAAGGGAGAAACTCCTGATAGTGCTTTTGGATACCTCTATCAAAATAGAATGTATACTGACTTATTCATCATTAATGCTAAAATTGGTGGCGTAAAAATGAACGTTGAAATGTCAACTACCTAACGACTAAAGTCGTGGGCTTGTATCCCCTATCCTAAAGAGATAGGGGTTTTACGCCCGACAATATAAAAAGTCATTATCACATTATCATGAAGTAGTTGCAAGAAAGGAGATTGTGTGATTTATTATGTTGTACGCAGTAAAAGCAAATAGACAATATAAGATAGAAGAAGATGAAAAGCAGAAGTATATTAATATGGGCTATAAAATTGCAGAATTAAAAGGCAATGAATTGGTATTTGAAAAAGTAGAAACAGAGGAAGCTAAAGAAATAGCAAGGCTTAAAAAAGAAAATGAGAAATTAAAAAAGGAATTGGATGCATTAAAGAAAGATGATAAGAAAAAAGGAGAGGGCAAATAAGCTCTCTCTCCTATTCCTTTAAGGAAGTGAGAAACATGGCTTATGCAGATTATCAATATTACAAAGATGTCTTCAAGGGTGACTTAGACGAAGAAACAGCTACTAAATTGTTAGAAGAAGCATCCGACCAAGTAGATAGATTGACATATGGAAGAATTAGAAAAAGAGGGTTTGAAAGCCTTACAGAATACCAGCAGGAAATGATTAAGAAAGCAGTATGTCATCAAGCAGAGTTTATTAATAATTATGGGGAATATTTAAGTTCTCCATTAAGTGGTTTTAGCATAGGAGATGTTAGTCTATCATTTGGGAAAGAAAATCAAGGTCCTGGTGGAGTTATAGCCGACAAAAAGACATTAGACTATTTAGCACAAACAGGTCTATCTACAAGGAGGTTATAACATGAAGCTTCCATTTCCAGATTGGTGTCTAGTAACACCTATTAAAGTATATGCAGAAGAACCAGGGGAAGATGGAGTAACTGAAACGCTTATATTTGATGGTAAATGTAACTTCTCAGAGAAATCCAGGACTACACTAAACGAGCAAAGGCAAGTAGTGGAGTTAACTGGCAAGGCCTTATTTAAAGGGGATATTTATCCCGGAAAACAAATAAAAGGATATGTTGAGCTAGATGGCACTAAGAGAACCATTTATAGGTCCAGGAAACCTAGAAATCCAGATGGCTCTATTTACTCTACAGAATTGGAGCTGATGTAAGTGATAAAGATAAAAGGAACACTTAAACTTAATCCTCAGGCAATAAAAAAGATAGAGGATGCGGCAGTAAAAGCCTTGCCCTTAACTATGGAAGCTATGAAAACAGAGATAAATAATATGCAAGTAGTTCCAAAGGACACAGGCAACCTTGAAGAATCAGCAGCAACAGGAGCAGAAGGTAACAAAGGTTATATAAGTTACAATACACCTTATGCTAGAAGGCTATATTATCATCCTGAATACAATTTTAGACAAGATAAAAACCCTAATGCTCAAGGCAGATGGATGGATAGCTTTATTTACGGTCCTAAAAAGGATTGGTTGGCTAAAGCATATGGAGAGTTTTTAAAACGTTTATCTGGTGGTGTAATTAAATGACAATAAGCGATTTTAGAGATTGGTTAAAAACTAAAATAGACTGTCCTAACTGGTTTGCTGGAGGGTTAAGAACCACAGATGAAAAGGCAATAGTCGTTTACAATGGAAATGCTTTTATTAATCCTATAGCTGTTGGCGGTATTCAAAATAGCTCCTACAAAGGTAAAGGTATAAGGATACTAGTACACTGGACCAAGAATGTAAGGGAAAGCGAAATAAAAGCCATGGAAGTTTACGATGCTTTGCATGGCGAAACTAATGTAGAGATAGCAGGTAAACGAATAATACAATTCAATATGAGAAATCCTGAACCAATATCTTTAGGGGTAGATGATTCAGGCATATATGAGTATGTGATTGATTTAGAAATAATACATGAAAGGTAGGTAATGAATAATGGCTACTAATTTGGGAGTATATCCTGTATTTGACCTGAAGTTCAAGATTGGAACAGCAGGCAGAGAAAGCACAGAAGAAGATATGAAGGTTATTAAAGATATGGAAACCTTCTCACCATCTATTGATGGAAATGTAGAAGAATGGACACCAATGGATACAGAAGGCTGGATAAGGCGACTATTAACAGGAAAAGGCTTCTCTATCTCTTTGTCAGGAAAAAGGCATGTGGGAGACCCTGGCAATGATTATGTTGCAGGATTAGCATGGAAGAGCGGACTGGAATGTAGTTCTAAAGGAGAGATAGAATTTCCAGATGGGGATAAGCTGGAATTTGATTGCATAGTCAATGTAACTACTCCTTTTGGTGGAGATTCTACAAATGTATCAAGTCTAGAATTTGAACTACAGTCTGACGGCAAACCAGTATACATCCCAGCTGTTTAAAGGGGGAGATTTGAATGAGAGTTAAAGTTATAAAAAAATTTATTGACAAAAAAGAAGGAAAAGTTAGAGAGGTTGGAGATGTTTTTGA